CCACCTGAAAAAGCCTTTCGTAACATCGATGGCGATATTAGTCAGGTCCTACGTCGCATCGATCAAGTGATACATGTCGAAGCTCCACAAGAGGGAAAAACCGTGTAAACACCTGATTCCTGCGGGGACCCAATTTGGGTCCCTTGACACAGAGGTTATTTACACTTTTATAAACGTCAGAGTATTTTTTTTGCCTTTAGAGGCTATCTGACGTTTTGGCACAGAAGTGGCAGGGTAATACTAGCTTTGTGCCAAAGCTTACCTGCCACCTACTGGCCTAAGAAGGTGTTTGTGGCGGCCTCGAGAGGCCGCGTCTCAACACTTCTTGCTATCGCTAGCACCTCGGGGCTCCGGCGCTTCGCGCCTCACCCCGAGGCACGCATCTCCGCCCGCTTCGCTGGGTAAAGCAAAATGAGGTGGGGCGCCGGCCTCGAGAGGCCGGCTTGCCTAACCAAAAAAATACTTACCGGTGCGCGTGTCCCCTGTAAGCTTTGGTTTAACGTCCAACAGACGTAACTAGGAAAGGTTTCCTCTTAGGATGTCCACCAGAGTATCCTCTTAGAACATCCACCGGAGAAATCCCGGAGTTAAGAAGCTGCGATCTTTCGAGGCTCTGTAAACGTAGCCTCGTACTCGATGTCAACAGACACGGTACAAGTAAAATTCGTGGCTGTGAGAAGATTGCTGCAAAAGATAGCAATGTAGCTTTGTTCAGTAGGATTACTGGCAGCATCACCACGATAAAGATCATCACCAACAATTGGTGCAGCACGGCCATTGATAGCACGAATGTCGAACGGCATGGATACCTGAACAATGTTATTGTCACAGAAACCAGTGGTACCAGCGCGACCGCCATTAATAAATGCCTTGGAAACCAAGCCATTTTCCACCAAAGTGGTGTAAGATGATGGTAACGTGCCATCAGGTGAGATGGAAATTCCGACGACTCCACACTCCTTAGTAAGGTCGCTGAAAAAGGTTGCGGTAACCTTAGCACGAGTGACAGTATAATGCTCATAAAGAGCAATCAACTGATCAAATCCACATGGTTGATGTCCGGCTCCGGTAATATCCGGATCAAAGAGACCGTTGGCGGAGAAGGTATAATAACCAACCACACCGGCACCAGTGGATGAAACAGGCACAATAGAGCTGTAAAGCAAGTGTGACTTGTGCGTTATACCGACAACAGGAGGTCGTGCGAAAATGTTCATAGGACGAAAGTTATACATCCGAGACGGAGCATACTTAATCAAAGGATTCGAAGCCTTCTTAGGCTTACGAGTTGCCCCTCGCCGCATTGCGGTAGAAGTAGGCCGACGATTACTAACGTAAACAGCACCTCCGGACTGGCCCACATACCTTCGACGATACGGCATAATGGAGCGAGGTATATGTCTATGAACATACTTTTGCTTTGAAGATTTATTGACTTAACGGGGTGTACGTAACGACCCCCTGCCGTCAATTGTTTTTCCCTTTAAGCTTGACACAGAAGTTATATATAGGTGCATAGCGCTACTCAATCTTTGGCCGGGTCATGAGTATCACAAATGCACGAGCACGTAACTGGTGTTTCACACTCAACAACTACACACAAGCAGAGTATGACGAAGCAGAGGAGATAGGCTCCCGTGTGTCATACATGATATGTGGCAAGGAGGTCGGCAGCAATGGCACTCCTCACTTGCAAGGGTACATAGAGTACCCAAACGCGACCCGTGGGTCCGCGATGATGAAGCTCTTCGATGGGAAGGCTCATTGGGAAGTACGTAAGGGCACTGCAGAACAAGCTGCAGTGTACTGTAAGAAGGAGGGATCCTTCTTCGAAATGGGTCATCTATCGCAACAAGGTAAGCGCACTGACCTCGAAGAAATAGGAGCTGCTGTAATAGCCGGGACGAGCACGAAAGACATTGCATGTACCTACCCCGGAGCATACATCAGATACCACAAAGGTATTGCTCAGCTCAAGCTGGCACTTAAAGGCGTCTTAGACTTTGAAGATCGCACAGAGAAGCCTAAAGTCATCTGGCGATGGGGTGCAACAGGTGTTGGAAAGACTAGAGGTGCGCGCGATGCGCACTCGTCCTTCTACATCAAAGATGGTACATTGTGGTGGGACGGATACGAACAACAAGAAGCCATCATCATTGATGATTTTGATGGTAGATGGCCCTATCGGGATCTACTACGTCTCCTTGACCATGGACCTTATCAAGGACAATTTAAGGGTGGGTATGTGAAGATAAACAGCCCATACATCTACATCACATGTGAGTATCCACCTGAAAAAGCCTTTCGTAACATCGATGGCGATATTAGTCAGGTCCTACGTCGCATCGATCAAGTGATACATGTCGAAGCTCCACAAGAGGGAAAAACCGTGTAAACACCTGATTCCT